AACCTACCATTGCCATATAGTAATTTCTCCTTTGTTAAATTAATCTGTCGAGAGCAACAAAAAAGACCGCCGTAAGTTGTAACGTATCGGGGTCTATGCTATGTTCTCTCATATCTGTAATTGAGTAGTGCTCGGATTTTAAGAATTTTAGCAATTCCATTTCAAAGGCTTCGATATCAAAATCAATATCAGCCTTGTAAAAAATCTGTACCTCTACCCTGTCTGTTTTTCCGAAAAAGGTATTATTCCCACTCAAATCAAGGGACGGATTGCTTTCAGTGAGCAAAACGATTGTCTTATCGGTATTTTCTTCGAGCTCTTTAGGCAAGTTGTTTGCATATACTTCGCTTATTTCACCAAATTCTTTGCCGTCAATTAGCTCTTTTAGTTTTACGGTCGCTAACACTTAAATCACTTTCCTCCTTTTCTTCGAATGAGTTTCTCATATTCCTCTTTTTCTGCTAATAGCACCTTTCTTTGAACACTGCTATCGTTTTGGACATTGGTAACGAAATGATCAGCACGATATTTCTTAGTGCCATCATTTAATCGTCTGGCATTTTGGGCGTGGTAATTGTTTTTCCAGCCTACGGTTGCCACACCGTTCTTTCTGCCGTCCGCATTAGTGGACTGGACAGATAAACCGTCAGCCATGTGTCCATACTTCAAATCTTTCTTATTTGAGTAGTGTTTCTCACGAGTCACTTCTTCCAGTTCCTTTTGAAACACTTTCGCACCAGCAGTGGTAATTTTCGCTTGTTCCGCTGGTGTGATATCGCCAATACTAGCTACCGTTTCAAGCCAGCCCTCTAGTGCTTCATCAAGCCCTACCATAAGCTATCACCCAACTTTCTTGTGCTTTCTCAAAGTCAGAAAGTCGTAGCGGTTAAGCCCAAAGTTTTCGTTTGGACTAACACGCACAATATCATACTGAGTGCCGTTTAGGACGGCCACTTGACCTTCAATCACTTTGGCATTATGACGAATAACAATCACTCTTGTATCGCTTTCGCCATTCTGTTGGGCCAAATACTCTTGATTGAGTGTGCGAGTATGGGGCTTATAATGCAGCGTAAACTGTTTCACGAATTTTGGCACGCTTACACCCGTAAATTTATTGGGTGTGCTTTGGTATGTACCAAAATCAGCCTTGAAGCGAAAGTCTGAGGGTAAATATCTAACTTTAGGCATTAGTCACCTCTTTCTTCACTGTACGTTGCGTATAAGCCCCTTAATTGCCCGATTATGCTATTTAATGTGAGATTGATAGGATAAGTCACCGTATCTGTTAGAGCCACTCTATAGGTGAAATATGAGCTTGTGAGGGCTATTACAGCCGTGTCATATAGAGATTCTACGCTCTCAAGGTCGTAGAACTTCTTGTCACTGCCGACTGCATTGATAATGTACTGTTGAGCCGATTCAATGTAAGCTGGAATGAGTGCAGTGTCGTCTGTCTCATCCAGATTCAAGGTCTGCATGATGGTTTCCTTAGATACACTCATTGCTTACCTCCTAAATTAAGCTCCGGCAGTAAGATTAGCTTTTTGGTCAGCAATCGCTTTAAACGATGCTGGTACAAACGCTTCTTCATCAGTTTTAACTACGTCGAAACGGTCAATAACACGTACTTTAGTAGTGTCAGTTTCGAATGCTCCACCACCGATGTTTGTAGAAAGTAGTGACAAGTGTTGACGGTCAAACAACGTTACCGCTTGTTTCAAGTCACCAAAGTAAAGTGGCATAGCACCAGTAGTAGCATTAGCAAGCCAGCGGTCAGACACTTCTTTAACTGCGAAACCATCGATCGAGTATCCAGTAGGTGATTTCACATCACGTTCCATGAGGTAGTCACCCATTGCATTCTTAACTTTCTTAAGAGCAGTAAAGCCTGAAGTGTTAGTCAAGAAGAATGATGTTTGTTTAATCGCTGGGTCAACTTTAGCTTCGAGATCAATGATGTCATCCCATTTAGCCAATGTTGGTTTAGTTGGAAGTGTTGCAATGACATCCAAGATAGCTTTGTTGCGAGTAACAACGACTTTCTTAGCAATCCAGCCAGACAACCATGCAAGGATGTTTTCAGCAGAATCAGCAAGCAAGCTGTTTGTTACTGTAGAGATACCTGCATAGCGTTTGATAGCGTAGCGGATAAGAGAAAGTTTTGGATCGTCATTAGCACCGATTTGCCCGGCTTCGTCATCAAGTTTAGAAAGACCAGTAATTTCAGCCCATTTTTCGTAAACACGAGAACCAGTAAGAGTAGTTACGTTTTCAACGTTAACGTATTCTTGCAATGAATCGTATTGACGAACCAATGTATTGATAGCTGTACGGATATCTTGAGGGATAGTCAATCCAGCATCGGCACCAGTTCCGTCTGTTTTTGAATCAAGCAAGTTTTGGTAACGACCACGGACGAGGTTTTTGAAGTCTTTAACAAAATTAGCTTTAACTTCTTCTTCGTTTTCAGTCAATGGTTTCTTGTCTTCTTCAGTCATGTTAGCTACTTCGCTAGCACGAGCTTCAGTGTATTGTTCTTTGAACATATCACGCTTCATTTTTGCAGTGTCACGCTCATTTTTGATTGCTTGCAATTCTTCAGCGGTAACTGAATCATCAAGCATAGCTACGTTAAGTTTTTCATTAAGATTTTCGACCTTGTCGCCTTGTGCAACCCAAAGGTCATGCAATTCGTTTGATGTTTTCATCAATCATCTTCCTTTCATTTTTCAAGTAAAATAGCCAATTTCTGCTCACGCAAAGAATCGGTCTTAGGTGTTGCAATCATATTCTTAAATTTAGTGATTGCTGATTTGCTTGGTAGTTGATGTGTAGCATTCGTAACCATGATTTCTTCTTCATCATCATTGAAGAACATGATTTCATCCGCAAAACCTTTATCAACGGCAGTTTTCGCATTAAGCCATGTCTCTTTAGCCATGAGATCTAGTAACTCTGGTTGTTTAAGGCCAGTCTTCATTTCATAAGCCAAAGCAATGGATTCATCAATGCTATTAAGCACCGCTGATTGATGCTCTAGGTCATCGCTATTACCAACGATACCAGTAGATGCCTTGTGAATCATGATATGTGCCGTTGGACTGATACGCACGGTATCGCCAGCCATAGAAATGACACTCGCAGCACTAGCCGCAAGCCCTTGCACGTTAACCACAATACGCTTGCCACTCGCTTTAAGCATTGTATAGATTTCACTGGCTGCAAACACATCACCACCGTTTGACGCAATGTTAAGCGTGATTTCTTCGTCTTCATCGTTTGCAATGGCATCTTGTACCAGTTTGGGATAGGTACTAGACATGCCAAAGTATTCGTAGAATGCACCAGCATCATCACTTACAATATCGCCTTTAATGTCAATCTTGCCCATTTATCTCACCTCCTTTCAATGTGGTACGGTTAGGGTTTTCGCCCTTCGGCAACTCTTTAGGTAAAATCTCAGCTTGTTGCAAGATATACAAGCCTTGATTTTGTGCGAGTGTGCCACTTTTAACCATGCTATTGATACGGCTGATATAGTTAGCACCAGTCGGGTCAACCGCTGGGAAAATATCCGCATCCACATCGCATGAAAGTTTTTGAGACAATTCACTAAGAAATGGTCTTAAATAGCGTGCGACTGCTTTAGAGTACACATTAGAGCTCATTTCTAGTGATGATTGTTGGTCACCTTGTCCACCGACAACGTTCTCTGGGATACCGTAGACTTTTGCAAATTGTCCGGTCGTCCAGTCCGCTTGCTTAAGTAGTTGGGCCACGTTGGATTTGATTTCAAGAGGTGTAAAATCCTCTAAATCATCCAGTACCAACGGACCGCCTTGCATTTGCTTCATCGCTTGTCGTGAGCGTGAGACCTTGGTTTTGAAATCGAGCAAACCACCGCCCTTGATTTTTAAAATACCATTGGCGTTTAGGGCATTCTTAAGTGAGTTAAGCGTTAGCTTATCGCTGGCTTTTTGAATATCTAATTCTCTACCAAGAGCCATCAACGGACTTACGCTTGTAAGACCACCATCCACGGATAGCAATCTGAAGTGTAAGATGTCGCTTTGTGGAACGTGTTGTTTCGGTGGTATGCGTGGATCATCGAATGTGATGTTGTAGTAAAGGCCACTCTGATTATCCAATCGGTTGAAAGAGACTTGAGACGGTCTTAAATACTCCCACTTCATATCACGCCCGTTATCGTTACGCCGACGATACGCAAAGGCTTCACCACCCAATAGCATTTGAGCAAAGATTGACTGGTAGAAGTTAACGCGCGTAGCACTGGTCGACTG